TATACAACTGTATAGCCTGATAAGGACTATACTTTGCTACAGAAATTTGATGTTCTTGCGTGTAGTATTCTTGTGTAGAAGTACTGGAAGATCTTGCACCATTTGTATTACTTGTAAATAGCGCAATGTTTATCTTACGCGGCTGGTTTCTATTGTCTGTCCAAAATAATAGATTTTCAATTAAGTTTATACCTATTATACGATTGGTTGTAGAAAAGTTTAAGAATTCACCTTGCACTAAAAGCGTGTAATTTCCTGAAGTATTATCGTAAGCATATATATAATGCTTAGATGTGGAGGGTGCATCTGTAGGTGCAGAAGGATTAGGATCAGTGTAATCTGTTAAAAAAACAAATATTTGATTTGTAGAGTTGTTACTTTTTATACCTATCACTGTAAGTCCATTCCCAACATCAGTTTTAGCAATAAGATTATTACCTATAACATTTTCAATGGCTCCCACATCGTCATCTTCGGATCTACCAACAGATATATTCCGAGCATCTCTATATTCACCGTTAGGCAATATTCTATCGTCAAGATCTTTATTCATCTTAGACTTTAGAAATGTGTTTTTTATTTGTTGAGCCATTTAATTATGATTTAATCCATTTAGATTTACCTCTCATTACTTGAACAATCTCTTCAAGCTTAACATTTGATAATCTTATTTTTGCATTTCTAAGTTTAGCTGATCTGTCTCTTTTTAGTCTTTGTATAACATACTCAGGTTGGTTGATTCTAGATGCTAATATAGAATATAATATATGAGCATATAATGCTTCTTCCGCCATCTTGGGAATTCTTGAATCTAATTCGTAGGCTAACCCATCTGAAATATATTCTAGTACGATTAAGTGATCTTTTAAGTTAGAAGAAAAAGCTATTGTGCCTTCTCTTTCATTCATGTTAAACCACCCGTTTCTTTGAGTATACTGTGGGTTGTTTCCGTATCGTTCTCCTAAGATTGGATTACCCGTTAACCAGCCTGAATAAGCCCAATAGTCTCTAGCGCTAATGTTACCGTTAAGCAAATTGTCATTAGCATCAGCCCACCGCTGCATAGTTATAGATGAGCCTTCTAAATTATCTCCAAAGTAATCTTGGGTAGGGTCTCCGTCACCATCTTGAATTGGAACTTCGTAAGGGGATATAGTTAAATTGTTTGCAGGATATATAGGGTGTTTAACACCTAAAGTATCTATGTAAGAAATATTAACGTAGTTCACATAGTCTTGAGGTATTATAACGCTTAAGCTAGGGGGGATAGTTAATTCTTGTGACTTAATACTTCTTAATGTATCGTAGCTAAATTCTTGCAAACCTCTTTTAGCGTGAAATATAACGTCTGTTCTTTTAACGTCCGGTATTAATTTATGCTCCCCAACATAAGTAGCTATAAATCCGTTTATAACATCATTTAAAGAAGTATAACCATAGCTTCCGTAATTTTCTTGTACAGCCGTCCCTATAGCACCTTCGTTACCAAAGTTGCCTCCATCTAAAGATTTTAATTGTACTACTATATAAGTATTGACTGCAGGAGCAGCAGTGAAAGTTATTTCATTATTTACAACTGTATACGTTCCAACATATTCGGTGTAAGTTCCAGGTATATTAGTAGGGCTAGTATAAATTTGAAAATTGTTTAATCCATATTCCGGCAACGTTGTATTTGAAGTAGAAAATACCAAGTCTGTGTTAAAAGTTGTAGTAACTTTTCCGCTTCCATCAGATAAGAATCGCTGTGCACCAGCGTAATATTGTTCATTAGTTTCGGTTATTAAACCGCCATTAGGTATAGGCATATCTTATAATGTTGAGCGTTGTACTTCTTGTTGAACTTGTTGAGCGGCTACATTAATTATTTGTGGGTCTCTTATTACAACTCCAGAGTAAAGTAATATTTTTAATATAATATTAGTTTGTTCTGTTTTTGATAATTCAAAGTCAACTGAATTAGTAGGGTTATACTGGTAATAGTTTTGCCCTGAAGGAATAGTAAAATTCCAAATTACATCCAAAGGCTTTCTTAGATAACTTACAGTTACGTCCGATGTAATAGTTTGAGGATACACATACAATTTATTGTTTTCATACAAATATACTGGATATGTAGTAGTAGGCGCAACTAAAGGTGTAGTATTTATGTATAAAAGCTCGTTTCGTTGCACCAGTTGAGCTTCTATACTGTCTTTATATATTACGGTACCAAGTCTGTAGAAGTCCTCTGGGGTCGCCGTAACAACTATAACTGCATTATTTGCAGGAACAGTATTAAATATTATATTAGCTCCACTAATTGTATATGCGGTAGTAACAACACCATTTATAGTAACGGATATTACACTACTTGCTAATTGTGAAGATGTTATAGAAGTAAATGGAAATGATATAGTTGTACCGTCTCCAGTAAAACTTTGAGTAGCTACACTAGCTCCCGATGTGGTAGGCAATGTAAAATACTTGCCTGGAGCAACATAAGTAGTATCTCCATACTCTTTAAAAATAGAAATATCTTGATCTACATTTTTAATGCGATCTGCGTATTCCGTATCATTATCAGGCCTACGAAGCTGCTGATTTAATGTGTCAAAATAACTTTCAAATATTTCAAGCTGTACTTGCGTAGCAACCTTATTAAATTCATCTGGTGATAGGTTACCTCTCTGTTCTTTATTAAGAATAAGCAACACCGTTTTATAAACTATGTCTACATTTACTGCCATTTTATTTTTTTGTTATAAATATTAACCGGTCTCACTTAAGAAACCGGTCAATAATAATTCACCATCTATAATATAATTACGTGTTTTTTTTAAAAACTACTAATTAAATTTCTTTTCTATAGATCGGTATACTTCAACTCCTTCATCGGTTTTAAAATATGCTGCCATAGCCGAGTATGGGTTTTCATCAAAAGGTACGGACATTAGCTTTCTACCATTAGATGTCCAAGAAAAAGTTCTTTGATCTTGTGACAAAGTAATTATGTTAGCTTCAGTAGCTTTAATAGCTACGTTTCTAAGTCCTACATTTTCGTCTTGTGCTAATTCTAAAAATAAAGCGGGGTTGTTATTTGCAAACAATCGTAAGTCTCTTTTAATTTCTTTAGAAGACAATTGATTAACTGCATTACCCATTTCTACCCTTAAGATAGCTTCAGCATCGTCAATATCCATATCTCTAGCAAATACTGCTGCATCTGTTTGCAAATCAAGTAATTCTAGATCGTCATAAGCTTCTTCAACAGGATCATATTCCTCGTAGATTCTTCCTTTTAACGGATGATATAATGAAAGTAGTTTCTGTAAATTCTGTTGTGTTTTAGGAACTCGTAAATCCCCATCTCTAAACATAATATGTCCTAACGTAGCTTCTCCTTCTTGTTCACTTTTAAAAGGGGAATCATGATTAGTTGCATATCTAATTTCTTTTTGTGTCCCGGTTTCTTCATCAAAATATAGCAACGCATGTTTTCTAGTATGCTTACCTGGAATAGTTAACGTAAGAGGAGTGTGTCTACCTATTAAGTAGTACAACCTATCTTTAATTTCCCATTTAGGTTTTGCTGGTTTTTTTGGTGCTTCTGCAACCGGTTTTTCCACAGCTACTTTTGGTGCTGCTTCTACAATTTGTTCTTCTTGAGCAACTTTTTTAGCTGCTGGTTTTTTATTTGCCATAATATAATATAATTAAATAGTTAAAAATAAAGGGAGGACCCGAAGGCCCTCACCTCTAGTATTGAAATTATTAGATTCCTCTGAATAATACAAAGTTGTTAGCTGCTTGAGTAATCAAACATCTTTCAGATAGGAAGTTTACTTCCATTGCATCAAGAGTTGAATTACTAGCACCTCCAACAGATCCTGTTAACCAAGATTTCATTCTACGGTCATCAGTTTGAGAAGCTCTGTATCGTACGTGTAAGAATGGACGACGAATGTTAGTTCCTAAAACTTGATCGTAAACAGTTGAAGTTCCAGCTGGTACTAATACACCTTCGATTGAATTAACTCCATTGATTGCTCCACGAGTAGATGCATCGTTTAAGTATTTCCAATCTGTTTTGTAAAAGTCGTAAGATCCTCTACGGAATCCGCTGAATCCTAAGTTAAGTGCCATATCTTCTGAATTTTCAAATAATCCATAAGCAACACCTCCAGTAGCTCCGCTAGAAATAGCTGCAAGCATATCATCAAAATCTAAAGCAGTTTGACGGTTTAAGAATAACATGTTTTCCTCAATCGCTCCTTGAGTATCAAGGTTTTTAAGGATAGCATCAAATTCATTTAATCCGTTAGCAGCTGTGAATCCAGTTTCTACATTACCTCTATCTTGGATAGCAGCAAATAAACCTTGAGTTCCTGGCTGACTTAATGGGTTAAGAGTAGATGCATTTAATTCACCTTCTACCATTGCCATTTCTAAGTAATCTTCAAAACGTAAACGTGTTTCAGACTCAGCTTTCAAATACCATAAGTACCCGTCAGTTCCGTCTTCAGTCGCTACATTTACCCATCCGATTTGTGCAGTATCAGATCCAGATACAACGTACTGGTCTCTAATAATGATTGGTGAGTTAGAATACTGTGTTAATACAGGCTCTACGCTAGTTCTAGCAGCTGAGTTTCCAGCACCACCAGCAGCTAATGTAGTTCCTTTAGAATAATCAGATCCGTAAACGAATACTTTTAATCCAGTTGCAGAGAATCCTTGAGTAGTCAAAGTTGTTCCAGCAAAAGGCTGAATAGTGATTGTTCCAGATGCACCAAGTGTAGATGCTGTTACAATACCTTTAGCTTCTAATCCAGTAGCTGGATCTAAAACAACAACAGTATCATTTACTGAAATCACATTATTAACTCCAGCTACAGCGCCAGGGTTAAGAGTAATTACAGATAATGTACCAGCTCCATTAGCTTGAGATGCTCCAGCGTAAGAGATGTGTAATCTGTTTTGTTCAGACCAAATAACTTGATCAGATGTCATTGGCATTTCTGCTCCAACCATTTTTAAGAATCCAGATAACGTTCTGTTTCCATAACGCTCTACTTCCGCTTCATAAATTTCTGGTAAATACTGCTGAGCAAAATCAGCAAAGTTATTAGGAACTCCACCGCCTCCGCCGTTGTTATTCCATTGTAAATAGTTTGTAGCAAGTAATTGCTGTGTTTGTGATGGGACTATGCTCCCAAATTGTGGTAATAAACTCATTGTTATTAGTTTTTAAACTTTTTAATTTTTAGTTTTGCGGAGTTAGCTCCAGAAACTGACTTGACTTTATACGCACCAAAACGAGCACTTTCAACCGGTGCCGCTTTCCTAGCTTCAGTAGATGTATTATTAGATTTGTTTACAACATCTCTAATAGCATCTGCTTTACCTTGTTCGTAGAAGTGATTTGCTATTTTATCAGCATTTGCTCCTGTGTATAAAGCTTTGTGATACCCTTTGGTATCTTTAATCGTGCCATCTTCTCCAAGGAACTTCCCTATAAAATTACTGATGTCCGACTGTTTTTCCCCAACCTGAGCAGCATTTTGTACTCCATACCTAAACTTTTTTTCTCCTAAGCTGAAATCGAAACCTTCGAAATCTTTATTGAATAATTGTTCAGTTTGAGTTTTAAACTTCTCATGGTTTTGGGAGTTTCTTTTCTGATCCTCCTTATATCGATTAAAAAAGTCCGCTGCTTTTTGTTGATCCTCTGAAAGACTAGGCGACTTCAACTTGATGTCGTCATAATATTTTTTCTTAGTATCTTCTAAAAACTTACGTGCTTTTGAAACCTCTTCTTTATATGCGAGTTTTTTTCTTTTGATGTCTCGCTCTTCATCAATATCTTCATCAAATGCAAAAGTATCTTCGATCATAAAATCGATTTCTTCTTGTGACAAATGAGGTTTAGTGCTTTTATAATATTCTTTTACAAGAACATCTCTGTCAACGTCCTCATAATTAGTGCTTAGTCTTATGTAATCCTGCATAGTACCCCCTGTTTCTCTCATAAAATCCACCAGTTTATTTATATTTTCTGGTAAATCATTTTGAATGGGAGCTGGCTCGGCAACTAGCTCTTCAGCTTTTACTTCTTGTTGTTCTTTTTCTTCTTCTTCGGTAATTTCCCTAATGACTGGTTCGGATGTTCCTTCCTCCACTTTTTGTACATCTTCGGCTTGTTTATTCTCATCCACACCATCTGTGCTTGACTCTTGAACGGCATCTGTTTCTTCTTTAGGGATTACTATTCGGGCTACATTACTAGGAGTATCAATTAAAGGCTCCTTGTTTTTAGCTGCCAACTGTTCGTCAGTTAGCTTAGGCTTAGACTGGATCTTAAAAGATCCCTCCGTTTTTACTTGTTCATTCATGATATAATATTATATAATTATTAAATACTTATTTATGTAGGATCAAATGAAGATAAGTCAAAACCTCCCATCACGTCATTACCTTGTGACTCAAAGTTTTTAGGCATACCTTCTGTTTGCCTTTGTTGTATAAGTTCGCTTTGCTGAGTACCTTGTATTTTTACTCGTTTGTCTTTGCGATCTTCTATTTCAGCTTCTTTTTGTTTTGTAGCTCCTATCTGAGCTTGAGCTAATTGCATGTTGTATTCAAATTCAGTAGCCATTAATTGCTTCTTTATTTGAGCTTCAGTTTGCATTCTTTGTATTTCAAACTGTGATTTAGCTTGTTCAATAGCTACTTTTTCCGCGGTAAGAGCTTGCTGTTTTTCAACTTCAGCCATTGCCGCTCTTTCAGAAGCTTGAGCGTTAGCCTCGGCCTGAGCTTGTATATTCTTTTGTGTTAAGGCTTCTTCTCTTTCTTGTTTCTTTCTACGCTTAAGCTTTAGCATTTGGTTAGCAAGCTTAAGGTTTTTAATCTGTTTAATATCTATTGAATCTTCAATATCTATTTCTTTTGTTTGTAAAGCTATTTGTATATTTTGTTGTAGCTCAGCCGTTTCTTCCTCGTCAGGTTCCATTTCTAAATATATGCCAAAATCATGTAGATTTAATTTTTCTATTTCTTTTAGCGTTTCCACATTAAACGTAGACACACTGTTCATTAAAGAATTTTTAGTAAGAGGGAAGTTTAATACGTCTGCTATTTTTAACGAAATGTTTTCACAGGTACTAAGTGCTAAGAAAAGACTAGCGTCTTGTATATGCTTAGTAGCTACATTAGATGCATTAGCTGCCATTTTTTGTAACCCAACTAACGAATCAGCAGAGGGCAAAGATCCATCTCTTGCTTCGTTTAATCCAGTGACATCTCTAATCATTTGCATGTTATAATTATATGCTGTAATAAGAGATTGTATTTTCCCCATTCCATTTGATGAAGACAATTCTTGGATTGGCACTTTGCCTCTATTTACATCGCCTTCCTGCGTTAGCGATCTACCTACAACAGAACCAGTTTGAAAATACATGTTTAATGCTTCAGCTGGATTGTAGTTTGTTCCGTTACCTAAATCAACCTCAGCTAAACCGTCCATATCTAAAAAGATACCATCTGGAACCATTCTAGATAATACTTGTTGTATTTTTAAATGAGTTAGTTGTATTACATCTGCAAAACCTATACATTTACTTATTAAAGATTGTATTTTACCTTTATACATTCTTGGGGCACATAAAGAGTAACTCATTTCTACTCGAGTAGTATCAGCCATTGGTCGTGTCATATTTTCTGACATTTCCCATTTAAGCATTATATCTGTACCAATTATCTTAGCTCCTTCATATAATACTTCTATAGATCTTGAAACTCTTTCAAAGTTGTCATTCGGAGGAGGATTAAACTGATCCGTTTTTTCAATTGCTTTTTCTAAACCTGAATCCGTTTTCTTTATTTTAAAAACTTGATCAGTATAAGTCTTATACTCAAAATACAAAACTTGAACGGTGTTAGAATCGTAGCTTTCAAACCCTCGAATCATTCTTTGGCTTCCTGCTCTTTTTTGAATTCGCTCTAGCTCATTATCTGATATATTAGGAAATTCTTTTTTAAGTTCGGGTATAGTTATAGATTTAACTTCACCTACATAGTATATATCATCGAAGTGAGGATCTTCTGTATAAGACCAAACGCAATAAGCTGGATCAACATAATCAACCACAATACCTTCAGCAGGATTAAACGATGTTTTAGTTATACCTATTCCTATATTAACTAAATCCTGATTTACCCTAGATTTAGTTAGATCAAATTCATTAGTGGCTAATACTGTGCTAATAGCTTCTTCTTCTGCAACCTCAATAGATTGTTTGTAACTAAGCTGC